CATTGACCATACTGTATATGGTGCTATCTTACCCTATAGTTACACATAAACAACCCTAGATATGGAACAAGAGCAAACATTAAAGACAATTAATATTCAACTCTCGCAGGGTCAGATAAAATGGCTTGATGATAACAAAGGGTCTGAATCAAGATCCTGTTTACTCAGATTAATAGTTTCTGAAAGAATGGAGCAGGCTGCATAACAATGGATATAAAAGAAGAACTGCTTGGCCTTCCCAAGCACTGGGGTTTTGTTGCCGTTCAAAATAAAAGACCCTATCAAAATGATTGGCAGAATAATCCACTTACACGCTCACAACTGTTCAAAGAAATATCTTCCAAAAAATCTACAGGTATCGGTGTTTGCTGTGGCGTTCCTTCAGGTGGCCTTCTTTTCTTAGACCATGATGGCCCATCAGCAGCAAAAATATTAGGCGAATGGGGTTTTTCTCTCTCCTCTCTACCTCCATCATGGATGGTCACATCAGGTCGTGTCGGTAGATTTCAGATAATCTACCAAGTCCCAGAAAAGTATTGGTCAAAGATAAAGACACGCAAATTTCAGACAGGCGTAAAAGATGAAGACGGTTCTGTTGAACAAATAGAGTTGCGGTGGAATGGTACACAATCAATAGTATCTGGTAAACATCCAAAGACTGACGGTTATAGATGGATGGATGGTCGTTCACCAAAAGATCTTGAAATCGCAGAAGCTCCCTTTGCCATAATCGAAAAGATGATGGAGCAGAAGAAAAAGACAAAAACTCCTCAAGTTCAAACTCTTAATTCAGATACTGATAAAGCACGTTCACTTCTTCAATCAATAAATCCTAATCGACTAGATGATTATGATGCCTGGCTAAAGATAGGCATGGCTGTTCATTCAGTTGGTGATAATTCACTACTCCATGATTGGGAACAGCTATCACAAAAAAACAGCAAGTATCAATCAGGAGAATGTGAAAAGAAATGGGCATCATTTAAGTCATCTGGGGTTTCTTTAGGTACTCTTCAGAAGTTTGCCTCGGAAGATGGTTGGACTCCACCACCACGATCCTTTCCGACTTCAATAAAACCAGCAGAAGAGCCAACTCCTGTTCCTCGTAAATTAGAACAGCTTACATCACAGGAACTTATAAATTTTTTACGCAATCTTAAACAGGAAATCAGATTTAATACCTTTTCCCATTCAATAGAAATGGATGGCAAAGTAATTAAAAATATTGAACTTTTTTATCTGACACTTGCAGAGCTTGGTTATAAAGTGCCAAAAGAAATGGCCATAGACTGTCTCCTGAAAGTTGCTCATGAAAATGAATATGATCCTGTAAAACTATATCTTGATCATTGCTACAACGAAATCCAACCAACTTATATAGATAGACTTGCCTCGACATATCTCAGACCACAGGATCAAAACCTAAAAGAGCCGACCATTTATGATGTGATGCTCAAACTTACTCTGATCAACGCAGTAAGGAGAGTTTATATTCCAGGTTGCAAACATGATTCGGCAACTGTCCTTCAAGGTTCTCAAGGTATAAAAAAGTCATCATTCTGGCAAACATTATTTGGCCCCTTCTTCTCAGATGCCCTTGGTGACATTTCTTCCAAAGATGATTTATTGGTTCTCCACCGTTCATGGGGAATGGAGTGGAGCGAAATTGATGGAGTTACAAGTCGCAAACACGCTGGAACAATAAAAGCATTTTTATCAAGATCAACTGACCTGCTAAGAGTTCCTTACGGTAAAGCCGTTGAAGAGTGGCCAAGAAGAGGCATCATTGTCGGAAGTACAAACAAGGAATCAGGTTTGCTCATTGATGATACTGGCAACCGTAGATTCCATATAATCCCCTGCACTTTAAAATCAATAGATCTTGACTCTCTTCAGTTGGAGAGAGACAGTATTTGGTCGGCTGCCGTTCATGCCTTTAAAAATAAAGAATCGCACTTCTTATCCTTTGAACAGGAAAACCAGATTGAAAAAGAAAATCTTGGATACATGGTTGATTCACCATGGCTTTCGGTAATAACCAAATATTTAAATGATCCAGCCAATGCTGTAAAAGATATAACAATTGAACTTTTACTAACTGAAGCGGTAGAGAAACCAATCGAGAGGCAGACAAAATCTGACATTATGACTGTCTCATCTATTCTCAAATCCTTACAATATGAACGTAAAAGAAAACGATTGGAAGGAACACCTAAATGGGTGTGGTTCTTACCTGATCTCACCCCTGTTCTCACTACTGGGAACGCTTAAAATCCCTGCTATCACTATCTCTTATATATATGTTCTCTATGTTCTCTATGTTTTATATATATATATAATAATAGATAATATAGGGGGATATATAGGGTTAGGTAAGTCTTAAGCATTACTGGGTACACTTAGGAACGTGAGAACAACCCCTAGTCTCAAATGAGTCTTATTTTGTTATTTTTTAATACTGAACTACTATAAAATTATGACTTCAATTAATGATTTACAAAACGATCATAAAAATGCTCGTAAGCGTACTGATCGTTCCTCCAAACTTATAAAAGAATCACTGCAAAAATTTGGTGCTGCAAGATCAATTGTGATTGATGAAAACAATCGCATACTTGCAGGAAATGGAACAATCGCAGGGGCAAAAGCTGCAGGGATTAAAAATTTAAAAATAATTGAAGCAGATGGTGATGAAATAATTGCTGTAAAAAGATCAAATCTTACAGAAGATGAAAAGGTTGGACTTGCTCTTGCAGATAATAGAACCTCCGACCTTTCAGAATGGGATATAAATATGCTTGAAGAATTAAGCAAAGAGCATGACCTTGAACCCTGGTTTGATAATGATGATCTTAAAGAATTGCTGGGAGAGACAGAAGTATTACCAACAGAAGGTTTAACAGATCCTGATGATGTTCCAGAAGTACCAGAAGAACCAATAACAAAAGAAGGTGATTTATATATTCTTGGCAACCACCGCCTTTTATGTGGTGACTCTACAAATATTCAACACGTTGAAAAACTGATGGATGGCAACAAGGCAGATATGGTTTTTACTGATCCTCCTTATGGAATGTATTTAAATGCAGACTATAGTTCTTTAAAAACATCACTACAAATCTTTAAAGATAAAAAAACAAAGGGTGGTAAAAAATATGACAATGTTATTGGTGATAATGATGATTTTAAGCCTGATTTGATAAATACAATTTTTGCAAATTTTAATTACTGCAAAGAAATATTTTTGTGGGGTGCAGATTATTATTCTCAACTATTACCAGATAAGAATAGTGGATCATGGATTGTTTGGGACAAGCGATTAGATGAATCAGCAGATAAAATGTTTGGTTCTTGTTTTGAACTTTGTTGGTCAAAAAATAAACATAAAAGGGAAATAGCAAGAGTCAAATGGGCGGGTATCTTTGGTTTAGAAAAAGAACATGATAAGTCAAGATTTCACCCAACACAAAAGCCAACTTTGTTAGTGGAGTATTTTTTTGATAAATGGTGTAAAGATTTAAAAAATGTTGTTGATTTATATGGTGGTTCTGGTTCAACACTTATCGCTGCTGAACGTACAAATAGACATTCGCATCTTATGGAGTTAGATCCTAAATATTGTGATGTAATCGTTAAAAGGTGGGAGGATTTTACAGGTAATAAAGCAAAACGTGTATCATCTAGTTAATGGGTAAAAAAGGATCAAAAGCTGAAACAATAATCAGGTCACAAAAGTTTGCTCGTATCATTGCAAACGGTGGTCGTAGATCCGACTGTGTTCGTTATGCAGCCGAGAACTGGGGGGTGGGCGAAAGAGCCTGTTGTAAGTATATAAACATTGCTAGAGAGGAACTTAAGAAGGACTGGGATATGGAAAGACCCCAAATGGTGGCTGATCTTTTAGCTCAATGTAGCACCTTACAAATGGAAGCTAGAAAGGCTGGTCATTATCACATTGCCCTTGGTGCAATCAATACAGCAGCCAAACTTGCACAGATTGTTTCGTGAGCATTTTAGATACGGCAAGACCAGGGAATGTTTTATATCAGATCGGTGCTTATGATTTACCGACAGCAAATAAAGCAATAGAGCGTATTAATCAGGATTTACTTCCGCATCAATCAAAGTTTTGTGATGACCTCGACCATAGAAAACTAGCCCTTGTCTGTGGTTTTGGTGCTGGTAAAACTCATGCTTTAATTTCAAAATCTTGCATACTAGCAGCACTTAATGTTGGTCATGTGTCAGCAATATTTGAACCGACTGCACCAATGCTTAGAGATATTTTGCAAAGAACAATGAATGAACTATTGGATCAATGGCAAATACCTTACACATTTAGAGCATCACCATTACCTGAATACAAATTGGAATTTGCAGAAGGAACACACACAATTCTGCTTAGAACAATGCTTACATATCAGCGATTACGAGGGCAGAACCTCTGTGCAGTGGGATTTGATGAGGCAGATACTGTTCCAAAACGTGATGCAGAACAGGCAATGAATATGGCACTGGCAAGACTTAGATCGGGTAATGTTCAGCAGTTTTATGCAACAACAACTCCCGAAGGTCATGGCTGGGCATTTGAAACCTTTGAAAAAAATAAAAAGTCTGATACAGGATTGATCCAGGCAAAGACAAAAGATAATCCATATCTACCCGACAACTTCATTGAATCTCTTGAGGAAAATTATCCACCGCAGTTAATCAAAGCTTATCTTTTAGGTCAATGGGTTAACCTTACAAGCGGTCAGGTTTATGACCGTTTTAATCGTAACGACCATGTTATTAATCAGATTCCATTTGACATCAAGATGGAAGTGTTAAGAATCGGGGTGGACTTTAACGTGATGAACTGTAATGCCGTGGTCGGTGTCAAGTCTGGAGATAAGTTATTTATTATAGATGAAATATCAAAACAAAATGATACAGATGCGTTGGCACAAGAAATTAAAAGACGTTATCCTTCAA